TGCCAGTCGCATCCCGCGCCACGATGGTCGATGCCGTATCCGCGCTTGTCGCATCCGTGGCGATGGTCACAGGTGCCGATCCGTTGTAGGATGTGCCCGTAAGATGCGTTGCGTCGATGGTCAGTGTCCCGCCGCCCCCTCCTCCACCCGTAGCGTTCACCGTCTGATCCGGCCACGTTCCCGATATCGTGACGTTCGTTCCTGCCACTAATCCCGGCGTTGCCGTTCCTGTTCCGCCGTTAGCAACGGCTACGATGCCCGTCACGTTCGCCGCTGTTCCAGTGGTATTCGCCGCGTTGTTGGGAATATCTGCGCTCAACAGCGTTGGAAGCTGGGCATGGGGCAAAGTGCCTGTGGTAAGGTCTGACGCGCTCACTATGACGTTGGAACTCAGCGCATGGCCATTGACCGTGGTGGTCGTGGGGACGCCGCCGAGACTGGAGAGCGTCGGCACCGCGCCGCCGTCCGTGATGGATGTTCCCGCCGTGTTTCCCATCACCGCCAGATGTCCGACCGTCGCCCCGCTTCCAGGGCCTACCACGGGGTTGGTGAGAGCGGCTTGCTTGCCGTTGAGTTGCGTTTGGACGCTGCTAGTGGGATCGAAGAAGCCCATTGTCGTGGGCGTCACACCGTCCAGCGTCTTATTGGTGAGGGTCTGGGTGTCCGTCGTGCCTACGATGGTGCCAACAGGTGCAGGTACGCTGCTTGTGACGGTCGTGGCTGTCGCCGCTATCGGTATCTGCGTGGCCGTCATGCCAGATAGCCCACTGCTACCCCCGCCGCATCCAAACGTCCCCACGAAACCGCTAGGGTTGATGCATAGTGCCGTCGAGCCGCTGCCGGGAACCGTAATGTCCGGCGAGGATGAGATAATGTGGCCCGCACTCGAAGCCGTATAGATGTTTCCGACCACCCCAAAGTACAAATACCCGCCTGCATTCATCTGCGCATTCATTGCAGCGGTAAAATCAATTCCCCCAGCGGTGTTGGCGTTGATACCCGACGTTGACGAGTCGTTTAGGTTGATACCGTTGGTTGCGTCCAGGTTAAAAAACGCAGATGCCAAGCCCATATCCGCCGTTGTATTGAAGTTGATGCCCACGCCCATCGTCGCGCTGGAATTGAAGTCAATCGCCCCGCCCGTACTGAAGTTGATGCCTCCCGTCCCAGAGGTAACAGAGAACTGCGTGCTTCCCGGCTGCACGATGGCCTGATCCGTGGTGGGAGCGAGAAGGACAGCTCCACCTGCCGAGCCATTTGCGGCGGCGGTAATCGAGCCGTCCGCAGCGACGGTGATGTTGGCGATGGTATAGCTTCCCGGTGTCACCGCTGTTGCTGCGATTGACGAGTGAGGAATCGCGCTCGCCGCCACTGCAAGGCTCGGTGCCGTTGTCGAGTTGGTCACGGTAGGCACCAACCACGTGGGCCACGACGCAGAAGGCGCGGCAAAGCTCGTAACCGTGCCTCCGCGCAAGGCCCACCCGTCTGAGCCACAGGTATAGAAGGCATTCGGTGATATGGATGTATCCTGGTAAGGTTGGCCGTAGTTCGTAGCACTGCACGATATGAATAGACTTGTTGGAGTCCCCGCGCCAGTAATACGCGGCCAACGAATCTGCGTTGCAGGGTTTACCGTAGTCTGAGCCAGTACAGTGCAGCATGACAATAGAATTGTGACGCTAATAAGTGCCTTGTGCATGTAACTTATCCCCCCACGGCCGGAGCTGAGGCCAATGTGATTTGATTTCCCATGATAAGATAGTCACCACCTATACCTGGCGTCATAAACAACCCATTCTTGAATAGCAGCAATGAGTTATTTAAGGGCGCCTGGGGCAGTGTAAACAGTGTATTCTCGCCGTTAGTGACCCCGGTAGGGGCTAGACTGAAGGGGAATGCGACACTTAGAAGCATGAGCTAGGTCCTCCTTTATCGGCTAGATGTAAACGACGTATACATTGTCCCCGCTTACAGTGGCGTTATTGGTCATGGTGATCACAGCCCCGGAAAGTGTGTAGTCGAGTGTCGGCCTCTGGAACACGCCATTCCAGTAAAATCCAAAGATGAATTTAGGGACGGCGCTAAGTGTGTAGGCGTTTCCCGGTATCACACCTGTAGGGGACTCAGATGTAGCGACGGCGGCGATCTGCGTGCCGAGATTTGTAATGACAAAGTTAGCCAGGGCTGGCATGGGCGTGATACCGCCCAGCATGAGGTCTAGTAGGTTCAGATCGAAGCCAATCGGAACCTGCCAGTTTGGTTGGTTGTAGGCGGGGATTTGTAGTCCTATATTTGGGGTCGTTGTCTCGCTGGCCATGGTTTAGTTTCCTATCGCGTAGAACGCCAGCGTTACTGCCTGGTCGAAGTTTGCACCACCGCCACTCGTAGGAACTGAGCATTGCAGGTAGACTTGCGCTCCGGTGGTAGTTACTGACACCGCGCTGGCGGAAGCTATGTCGTTGGCATGCGCGCTAGGACTTGGCAAGCCTTGTACGGTAACTTGTAGGCCTGGCACTGCTGTGAAACCATGCGGAAAGACAATAGAAGCATTCGCGAACTGATTACCAGTAGATGGTACACTGATGCTACCCCACACCTCTATGGTTCCATCAGGAGAGATTCTGTAACTACCGTTCGAGTTTGTTACACGTGAAAACCCTGGCGATTGCGGCACAAAGAATCCGCCGACGTTCGTTAGCACTTGCCCAGCGGAGCCTGGAGCCGCCAGGGTCAGCGTGGTGAACTTGCCAGTAGACGGCTGCGTGGCTCCTATCGGAGTTCCGATGATCCCGTTCACACTGGACATGGCCGGTGTGATTTGCACCAATTGACCCGCCACGTCACCTTTGAACAGTACCATCGTGATGGCGTTTGGTGTTGGGTCTATAAGTGCCCCACTAGGCCAAAGAACCGGTACACCACCCGAGAACGTCACCGTACGGCTGCCAGAGGAATCCTGGACGAACAGGAATGCCACGATGTCGCCGGGAGCTACATTGGACACGGTTATGCTAGAATTGCCTGCCAATGTAAGCTGGAACCCCAGCGACTGTGACACATCGAACGACACATTAGGCGCATATGCAACGTTCTGCAGATTGGCTCGGAAATCAGCCGACGTCAGGAAGTTGGCGCACTGGGCGGTAAGCGTAGACAGATTGGAGTCCGACGTAGTGAAGCCCTTGGCAGCGAACGCCGTGAACAGGGCAGTCAGATACGTGGACATCTGGTAGAACACCTTGTTCGCTAGCGGTGAAAGGAACAGGGAGGGGTCCGTCGCTCCTCCCGCGCGCTGTGAGTCGGCCAAGTAGGCCGCATCATTCTCTTGGTTGGCCGCGCCAGGGTTCCACTGTTGAACGTTTGTGGTTGCCACGAGTCTCCTTCTGAACTTTCTTATGCGCTAGGGTGTCTAGCCTACCCAATGACCTTCGCCGAATCCAGCAATGAAACCCGGTGAACTGCCAAAGCCGAAGTACGGGAGCTCGCCGAATAGGTACGTGTAGAGAACACCCTCTGGCCTTGGGATGATGTAGTCATGGGTGATGAGATCTTTAACGATGGAAGTAAAAGCACCTGTTAAGGTGATGGTGGCCGTCATATTCTGCCCGTCAAGTATGACGATGGTACCGGCCTGGAATAGCTGACGCCACACAGGGTATAGGCTGACTACAGTTCCATCCCACTGGTTGGCTGCAATCTTTGCCTTGATGTAGAGTCTGTATGTTGTGTCATCCAATATAGGACTCACCCCACTACTCGGTTGGAAGTCGACTGTACGGAAGGCACCAACTGTCACGCCCAGCATGTCCAACTGAATGCCTACAGCGCTGTCAAGGTCGAGTGCTGTGTCCATGGCAACCATCACTTGACTCACATCATCGAACTTTTTCAGTAGAACGTACAGTAGCGCCTTCAACTTCTTGGAGTTAGCATACTGGGAGGTTAGTAGGGCGGCGTAGTACCCAATCGGCAGGGTCTCGATCGGCTCATTGCCATAACCGCCCGTTCCGAAACCTTGCGTTCCGAAGTATGGGTTCATCACGCCGTCACCACTGCAACATTCGCTGAGATACCCTCGGCAGCGTAGTAGAAATTCGGCATCACAACGTCCACTACACCGAGTGTGGCGAACGCAACTGCAGCCCCAGTTCCGGCGGCTGTGGCAGCTAGTGAGAGCGTAATGACTGACCCAGACGGCGCGCCTACAACTAACGTTCCAGGGGCCACACCCGCACCGACCACCATTTGTCCACTGATAATTCCAGTAGTCGATGCTACTGTCATCGTGGTGGCACCCATTGTGAAGGTTCCCGTAGTCGCCGCTGTCTGCACGCCAACCTGTACGGACTGTATGCCGAAGTTAGGCACTGACAGGCTGGTGTTCACAGCCATAATCTCGTAGTACAGAGCACCGATAGAGACAGTCTCACCGATTGCCAGAGCGTTCAGATATGCTACAAGGTCGGCCTGTACAGCCGTGAGCGTGGCACTAGTAGGTGTGGAGCCATAACCCGACAGCACAACTATCAGAAATACTGGCAAGGAAGTAGGAAGGAAGAAGCTGATGTCCGAAGTAACGCCTGTGTTCGCGTCCACCACTGGCACCGTAGTCGTCCCGTGTGTTAGGCAGCCGATAGTCTTCTTACTGTAAATTGCCGCCGCTACAGTCAGCGTGTTGGTGCATTGCACAACCATGGAGATGGAGTGCGGTGGGTTGCCCCAACTATCTGAGGCCCCTGTAGGATTCTCGATCGATGACCCAGGCCCGCCAGGTGTTGGATAACCGGGCGCTACACGGATCACACCAGGAGCAGCTAGTATGCCAGCGATAGTAGACGCCACAGGAGTAAGTGACGGCAACGCCACGGACACAGCCTGCCGAGCGCGTAAGGCTGAGTCAGGCTCCACTGCCGCGCCCACGACGGCCGCTGTGGGGTTCGTCACAGTCGCCCAACCGGCCTGTGGAGTATTGATGATGATGATTGTCCCCGGCTCAGCTGCGACGGCTCCAGGTGTTGTGCACACGGCGGTGACAGTGATTACACTGCTGAGTGGGAATGTCACAGTCGTAGGTAGCGACCATAGATTGCCATTCTGATCTTGGGCAAAGCCATTGCTTATCGTAACGTTGTAGGTTCCTGTGAGGTACAGGGACACCGTCGAGTAGGTGAAGGCTTCTCTAGCCAACCCATTCATCTTCACTTGTCGGTCTAGTCCAGCACCCACCGCCGTCTGTGGACTAGATTGGTTGTAGGCTAGCTGTGCGGCCTGCATCGTATCTGACTGCTTCAGTGAGATGATGCTAAGAAGTTGGTATATCGATGAATCCGGGGCGACGTACTGATTCACTCCATAGATGTTGAGGAACGCCTGCAGATTATCCTGCAGTATAGAGGCGTACGAAGAAACTGTGAGCCCCGCCGCCGTAATGGACGGTGGAGAATAGGCGGGTGCACTCATGCTTGTTCCTTCTTTCTTGGGGTTGCAGGCCCTAGCCTAGATTCGCCGAGGTGACGGTACTAGCCACCGTGCCGAACTGTGTTTGTGCGGTGTACGTTAGGGCCAGTCTACCATTAGTGAAGGTGACAGACACATCACTTGTTCCGGTGACATACGGGCTACCTTGTATATTCTGCTGAACGGCTAGTGTCATAGCGGCGAGGCCTTGCGTCGAGCCAAGCTGACCTAGAATGACTTGGAACACCGGCAAACCCAGGTTTCTGTTCTCCCACCATTCACCCAAGAATAACTTCAAGCGGGTGTCGATAGCCTGCGCCACAGCGTATGTTCCTGTGAGGCTAGCACTTGCATCGAATACAGGGTCGTAGTCAGAGTCTAGTAATAGGTACTGTATCGAAGCGGACATCTTACATGCACCCTAGGGTCGAAGACCGCGCGGCGGCGGCGGCGGCTATATCTGACAACTGCGCAGCAATAATAGTCTGCTGGGCGAGTAGCGTAGCATTTGGGCCCACATAGGTTTCGACCATAGCGGACGCCCACGTCACTAACTCAGCTAAATTTGTCGGGGCCACTATCAATGGAGCTAGCAGGGCAAGTTGCGTCGTTATAGCCGTCTGCAGAGTGCTCACGGCCGTAGTTGCCTGAGCCAGTGCGGCGGCCACATCACTGCAAGAATTTGACGCGTTAATAATTTCTATGATGTTTGCAAAGTAAGCTGTGTTCACATGTCCTCACACAATGCTGATTATTAATCCGCCCTGTACCGTGACTGTCTGACCTGTTGGAGTGGTGAATGTACCGTTTGTGCCAGAACTCACTGATAGGTTGCCCTCGATGTTTACGCCTATCGGCGACAACTCCAAGACGAGTGCTCCGCTGTCGCTGCGTATCTGTAACGAGTCTGTAGAGTAGGCCGTCAGAAGGTTGTTCTGACTCCACATGCCTGGCAGAAATCCACAGTCATGCACGTGATGGCGGCGCACTTCCAACTGGCGCTGTGAACCGGATGGTGTGGTCAGCCCTGGGTTCTGTGCTGGGGGTGCGCTTGTCTGGCCGTTGACCCACCAGGTGTCAAAACATGTGTCGCAGAAGATCAGCATGCCTTGGTTACCCTTTTTCAAGGGCAGTGTGATACTGTAGCCGCCGCCGCGTGGTACAAGAATTGGGACGTTGACTATTGGGGGAACGTCCCACCACTGCTGCTGCCCGTTGTTGCGAACGCGTTCTTGTATAGCAATCTGCACTGTGACGGTCTGATGTAGGGCGTCCATATCCTGCGTTAGGAAGGCGGGCGAGGCTGTACGAGCGTCAGCCAGGGCCTGCTTCACGATTAGCTTCCACTGGCTTGTATCAGCCGAAGTGACCTGGGCCAGGGTCAGCCCAGGAACAGTTGGGGTGGTGGGCATGGGACTCCTCGCTTCTGCCTAGGGGCTTTGTATCTGAGTCGCCCGCGCTGATTATGACGTCGCTGACAATAGACCGCTCAGCAAGTTGGCGGCAAACACCGTGCTACAGCCAGTCACTTCTGTGTACCAGTCGTTGCCGCGCGAGTCGCCTACGTGGCGCACCTGAACTACGAACTGGAGTGTGGTGACCGGGTTCTGGAAGGCCCCGACCTCGATCACTTGCTGCGATATGAGTAGGTTGCCGGCCAACTGCACCACCTGCACCGGCAGTGTCACCATGAGGCGCGGGTCTAGTAGCACAGTGAAGATCACGCCCTGCGGCGTCTGCTGTGGTGTACCAATGATGCTTTGTGTAGTTCCATCTGGCAACCCTGTTGCCGTTGTTCCGGGCGGGTTTGGCAGGGCGTAAGTGTAGTCAGCCTTTGGCGTTGTAAGGCCGTCACTGACGTTTCCAATCTCTGTCATGTAGGCTGCGTTGGCTTTGCGGAACGTAGTTAGATTCTGGTCTGATGATACAGTATCTAGGTACTTACCGAAGGTGTGAAAGACCGTATTACCACGTGGGTACTGCTTTGCGTTTAGAGCTGCGTAAGCGTATTCACTGAGTGTCGCGTTGTTTTGCGTGTTCTCCATTGGAGGCAACCCGATGTTCTGCGCCATCTTAGTCAGAAGTTTAGCTTGTGACGCGTAGGGGCCTATAGAGAATGCAACCGGGTTTGCCATGACTATTGGGTTGTACACACAGTGAAATGTTACACGCGTGTTGACTACATCTTCTTCATCCAGTAGCACTTGTAATACAGGGCCGTCCCAAATGATGGAACTCTTTGCCGGGCCCGTCTGAAATCCGGCGCTCAGTTTTACTTTTGTAGTCGTCATTACATTGGCTATAGTCTCTGGGTCAAGGTTGTACACCGTAACATCCGCGTACCACCACGGAGAGGGGATCGTAGCCTGCACTACTTCAAATGTGATTCGCAGTGCCTCTGGTGACCACGAGTCAGTGGACACCTGCATGTCCTGGTCATTGCCTGCAGAATCTGTATACGTGATGACAAGGTTCCACGCCGACCCGAAGAATGGGATCGTAGATGGGGTGCTCATAGCGCAGTGTCCGACCAGAGCAATGAGAAGTTCGACAAATCATTGGCACCAGGATAGTCTGTAGTGGAGTTACCTGTGTTCAGCAAGTACGCACTTCCTATCTTCAGGTAACCATACTGAGCTAACAAGTTGGCTGATGGATAGTAGCCAGTAATAAGCGGAACAGAGGCTATGAGAACCACGTTCTGCGCACTGGATACCTGCATCATCCACCAGCCAGACATTACTGAGTACGTAAGCACAAAGCCCAGCGTCAGTGTAGCTCCATCGACCGTGAGTTGTACTGCGAATGTTTGATTAGGATTTGTAGTCAGTGGTATGATTTGCGCTGACATGGCTTAGAATAACCCCGCTGTTGCCTGCGCGCCCGCTGGGTTGCTGACGCCGAACTGCTGCGGCGATGAGGTATACAGACCGGCACCAGGTACGTCGACAGTCGTGGCCGTCGGCACGGCAGTAGAACTGCCATTCAGCGTGTTAATCATAGAACCAGGCGGAACTAGGAACTGACTGTTGATAGTTGCCGGTGGCGTATAGGCGCTCACTGTGCCGAGACCCGTGGTGTTCGTGTCATTTGGGCTGGCACTAGCAGGCGTAATCTGCACGCCAGCTAGAAAGATCTGCTCGAACTCCACACGAAATCGTGCGCCTGTGATGGTCTTTGCATCTTCATGTGGCGATATGGCAGCCACCAGCATGTTGGTATAAGTACGAAGGCGGGTTACGACTGTCAGTGGAGAGCGCGCAGCCTGCAATGCCAACATCTGCTGATAAGATGACACGCTCTTAGATGTGCCACCAGTCCACACCGTGGCCCCAGGGTAATTGCCCACAACATCGGACATCAGCACGTACATGACTAGGCTAGCAGGGTTCAGGTAGGCATGACTGGAAATAGCCGCACTATTCTGTACCGGGTGCTTTGTGATGGTCAGGGTCTGATTATGTTCTAGTGAGAGCACAGCGTCGAACACATACGTATGCGCGGCTGTGGTGATTGGGATGTTTGGGTCAGCGTTGATTGTCCCCGCTAGACTATAATCCATATTGATAGGGCCGACATTGATCGTACTCGTGCTGGCCGGTACGGTAATGGACACCATCGCAGCACTGGACCATTGTGGCGGCTGGTAACCACTGGGTACTTGACGAACGATGGGCGCAGCCGTGGAGGTGGTGTCGCCTGGGTATGGGAATGCCGACATTGTCGCGCCCTTTCTAGGCTGTCACGCCTTGGTCTTGTAGTTCGTACAGGTTGCGCTGCGTCTGGCGATTCTTCAGGGTATTCAGGCGGGAGACTACCACATTTGCTACGTGCTCGTTCGTGGCAGTTGCGCCGTCGATGTGAATGACAATGGAGCCGACGTGGACGTCGCCCGTCGTACCCATACGGCGCATAACCTGTGCTATTTCTCCCTTAGCTTCTGGCGACAAAGTAGCACGGCCAGCAAGCACAGCATCCATCTTTGCCTGGCCTTCATGATACCCACCTACAGCGTCGGCTACGTTGCCATTGTAGTGTTTCAGCAACTGCGCCAACAGCGTCACGCCGCCCTTCACATTGCTGCCGGCATCGCCGCGATCTACCCCCAATGCTGCTGCTGTGCTGCGTGTGAGCTGCATAATGCCCTGTGCGCCTGTAGCAGAAGTAATCAGCTTGCCATTCTTGTCGTACTGTTGCTCTCCACTCTCAGTACGTGCCACGGCGTGTGCCAGTGAACGCGGAACACCCATAGCATCGGCTTGCTGGTCAATCACAGAGCTGATTGATGCGTCTGATCCGAAGAAGTCATCTGCTGCATTAGAGCCGACACCAGCGCCAAACAGCGCACCACTGATAGCACCGCCAACCCCGCCAACTACAGTGCCAATGGGCCCGAACAAGCTGCCACCAAGAGCACCTGTAGCTGCACCGCCTAGTACACCGCCAGCTACACCACCAGCTACACCACCAACAGCCTTGGCCGTAGCAGCGTGGAACGCCATACCAAGCTCTGTACCAGCGCCTTTGAAATCACCAGAGAGTGCCAGTGCAACTGCGCTGGTCAGGTGCGCTAGGAACTCTTCTACATTGGCGATGGCCTCTGCCAGCACAGCGAATGGGTGCAGCACATCAGTAACTGCCACAGCTAGGTGTTCGAAGCTGAATGCTGTGCCCTCGATAGAAGTATCGCCAGTAATGAAGCCAACCAGGTTCGTGAACGCTAAGCCTGTGGCCTTGAATGCGGCAGCAGTAGCCGCACCAACTTTCTCAATGTCCACCCACACCGGAAGGAAGTCCTTCACAAGTATGGCAGAAATCCTGGGCATGTTATGCGTTACCCAGTTATTGAACCCACGCAGCTTTGCCAGAAGAGTGTCTGGCCCCATACCCAGAGCAGACAGGAAGTCATTTACGACGTGGAAGGTAAGAAATTGGCCCTCTACTTCCATGCGTGTGAACTCGAACCGAATGTCTCGGATCTTCTTCATTTGCGCATCGAAGTCCCCATTGGGGGCCATAGCATTCATGTCCTTCATCAACTGCGATGTACGTGCACGCAGTTCTGGATCCCACGTCATTTGATCCAGTGAAGCACCAAGTGCATCCATGGCAATCTGAAGGCCGCGTGCTGCGTCCTTGCTGATGTGCATATTCAGCGCCAACAGGCGGTAGCGTTGATCGGCCATAGCTACCTTGTCCACCATGCCAAGGGCTGCGCTGCCGATGGCCAGGAACCCACCAGTGATTTCGGTCTGTGCCTTGAAGAACGAGCCGGCAATAGAGCTGGCACTGACGTCGGCAGCCGTGGAAGCTTCCTTCAGTGCCTGGAAGAACCGCTGCATGCCACTAGCGTCGACGCCCGCGCCCAGCTTTACAAGATACTCGTCTACGAAACTGGTCGACATGCTATTCCTTCCTGGCGGCTTCTCTGGCTCGCCGCTCGTTTTCGGCTTTCACATCTAAGTACTCTAGCACATCCAGCAAGTCGCCGATGTCATAGGTGCCGTCGAATAGTTCGTGCTGCCGCCACAGACCAGCTGCTACAGGCTGCCACAAGAATGGGTTCAACGTTGGGAACGGAGCAGCATTAGACTGCACATCTTCGTCCAGACCAGGCATCAGATACCAGGGCTGGACTCTTCGAAAAAATCTGAGTAGCAAAGAATCAATACTTCAGTGGTGAGCTTCATCACCAGACCGACATCGTTCTTTACCTCTTCGCCGTCGACAGTCCACACACCACCGTCAGATATGATGGGCATGAATGCGCCAACCTCGTTACGCTTAGACACAGCCTTCAAGCACTCGGACTGAATGAATTTGAAGTCTTCGAAGCCGATGCCGCCCGAGAAGATCGAGAATGTAAGGGCGCGCACTTGCATCTCGCCAGAAACCTTCTCCTTTGCCTCCTCTTCCTTCTTTGGCTCTTCGTCTTTCTTGGCTTCCTTGTCGAGGCGCTCCTGTAGCATGCGCATGTGGAGGCCCATCATGCGCATGAAGATGAAGCTACCGACTTCGGGCATCAAACGCCGTACTTCGTACGACGCGTTCTTCATTTCTACTACTTTGCTTCGTGCTTGCATTTTCCTTGCTCCTTGCTACCTTACTGAAAAACTCGTTGCTACCGTTCTACACGTTGATTACATTTGCCGCCATTAACTTCCAAGTCACGCGCTTGCCGGCGGACTCGTATGGCTTATCCGGCACCTTGTCGAAGCTGCATCCAGTAAGGATGTGCTGCGTGCCGTCGGTCAGCATACGGAAACTGATGATCGTGGCTGCCCAACCGCTGACGTCGTCATTGTTGGCGGCCAGAATGCACAGATTCCACAGCGCAAGCAGCGACGAGTGCAGCGCCGATGATTCCTGCACGTCAATGTCCACGTCACCATTGTCGCCCGCCACATACGACACCATAACTGTGCCATCGGCAGCTACGTCGTGTGCTGTACGCGTGGTGGCCATACGAACCGTAAAGCTGCCGGCACCGATGTTGCCACCTGTGAGTGGAATGGTAAAGCCGAATACTGGATTTGTGAGAACTCCCGTGAGCGACTTAAACGAGTACGTTGCTCCTGTAGCCATTTCAGATTCCTTTCATTACACCGAAGTATTAGACCCTAGGGCCAGAATTAGAGTTGAACGTACACTCCGATGACGAGGCTCTGAACCGCACCCGCCGTTGTGATGAACGTATAAATCGGCATCGCTTTTCCAGCCGCGTGATCAGCCGGTGATTGCTGCGAGTAAGGCTGCGACAAGTTCAGGAACCCAGACGGAATGGCCTGCCCATTTGTAACCGTAAGCCCAGGAATCGCAATGGAGGCTCCTGCCCATGTGCTGCCGGCAAGGAAGCCGATGTTCGCAAGGGTAGTACACCCAGCGTTGGCGGCCTGGATGAGCAAGTGCTCACCGGCGTTAGTCTGCGCTACGGCCGGGTTGTCTTGTAGTACGGCCATCTCCTGGCTCTGGATCTGCGCCACCAGCATGGCCAGGCTCAACCACAGGTAGGATGGCGAACCGTTAGACATAAAGCCCGGCTCTTCTACCTGGAAGTTCTGGAAGTCGCCGTACACATTGAATCCTGCCGCTACGATGTTGTCGTACTGCGACTGGGTGAGGGGCTCGGGCGCGATTCCTGCTAGGGTCTTGTGGGCCACTGTGAAGAAGCTGCCCGCCAACCCGGTGTTCAGTCCCATCTCCACAGACATCAAAGCGACAGCCGCGTAGATGTTATTCGGATACAGCCCATTCTGTGTCGTGGAGTACTGACCCAGCACGCGCAAGGCTAGCGTCTGCAGTTGAAGAGCGATGTTGGCTGCCGTGCCCGCTGGAATCGCCGTGCTGCCAGAGTACGGGTAGTAGCGCGTAGTCTGCCATAGCGGGTCGGCCCACTCACTCAGAGCGGTATTGTCAGCGTCTGCAGGGGCGTTCACCGTCAGGCCGTACCAGACACTACTCACTGCGCGGCACGCTGTCGCGGCCTGAAGGAGTGTCTCACCGATCGCCGTGATATTCACTTCCAACCCCGTGCCGGTGGAGGGGCTGACCGCCGTAGTGGGTAGGGCCGTAGCAACAGAATAGCCTGTACCTTGGACTGCAATGCTGATGGCAGAAGGAACGCCACCAGCCTCTGTGAGCACAGTGCCTACGCCGTAGTTTGCGCTGGCCTGAACCACAAGGAACTGGTCGCCCACAGCCCAGCCTGTACCGGCGATGTCGATGGTGATAGTTTGCAGGGCGGTGAGGTCCTGCCGTCCTACCGCGAACTTGAACGGCGCTGGGGTCTGCGAGAAGGCAATCTGTGCCGCGATGTACTCAGGGTCACTTACGATGAACCCTGCCGTCAGCATGTCCGTGGTGCCTGTGTATACCTGCACACGACTGTTTGCCCCGTACGACGGGATGACTGTGCTGGGGCCGACAAACAGACCCACATTGAAGGAACTGACGGCCGGAGCCGCTGGCGACACCTGCACTGAGATGTCAATGATGTTGCTGAGGGCGAGCGGCGGCGTAACAGCCATGGGTCTCCTTTGGGTAGTGCTGAGTGGTGAGGTGGGCTTGCTTTAGTCAGAGGGATGTGAGGCTGTGATGCCGCTACACGGTGATGTCGGCTGCTAGGCCGTCCTTGTCATAGACCTTGACTTCGACGCTTGTCACAGCACCGTCTTCTATGGTTTCAGTGACTTGTTCATACATAATGATGTGAAAGTCTGCTCTTTCGAACCACTGCGAATTTGTTTGTTCTGGGATTCTTGTAGGCTCCGGTGGGTCACTGATCGGGTACAAATTGCTGAGCGATAGGACATCGTTGAAGTAATCCATGAACATCGCCGAGTGGATCATCCTGGCGCGGTCAGTGCTGTTCGGGCCGTACAAGCACCAAGCCACACGCCAGCCGCGCGTGTAGCCCCAAGTCTCGGTGACAGGGCCGGTTCCGCTGAATGTGCGATCTCGCACGGTGCGATACTCTACGTTCTCTGGGATGCAGCTGATGAAGCAGATATCGTCCTGCGGCCGTGGGACGAATGGCTGGCC